CTGAGAATATACGTTTAACTGATCCGGTGGGTCCTAATGGATATCAACCTTCAAGACCAGTTGAATTAGATTTTAGTAAAGTGGTTCGTGGTATCGCACAAGAAACTCCAAATCGATATACTATTACAGATGAAATAAAAAATTCAGGAGTAGATTTAAGATTCCGTGTTAAAATAGAACATCGTTTCGATGCTGAAGAGCCTAGAGATGGAGTAGCATTTTTCTATATATCAAGAGAAGGACCAGACCGAAGTTTACAAAAAGATTATCTTGGGCCATTTGCTAATACATCTAATACATACCCTGACAGATATGGTAGTATAGGACAATATGAAGTACAAATATTAAATATAGATCGAGTTATATCAAATAATTCATTTGACATTGGCGATACATTCTTTATTTCAGCAATTGGAGATCCTAATTTAGTATTTGACTTTCATACTGTTAATTCAATACAAACATATTGGACTATTACAGATGCTTCTAAAAATGTAGATACTTGGAATAGATTAATTGAATAAACAATGTTAACGCAATATAAAAATATAGAACAAATATTAGAAGCAAAAAAATCAATTTCAGCTGAACGATTAGACCGTACTATTTTACAAAATATACGTACTAATTTTATTGATCCAATAACGTTTAACAACGATATAGTTAATAAATCTACAGTAGAATTTCATATATATTCTGGAGAGACGTGGATAACTGGACAACATAAAAATCAATCATTAGAACAAACTCCTATATTTTATGATTCCGTTACTAAAAAACAAATAACTTTTGATTCGCAACCATATGTTTTAGATATAAATCAACAAGTAGAAAATTTAAAATTAAATGGCGGAACATATCGTATTGTAGTTAACTTTTTTGAAAATTTAATTGGCGGATATGAACAACAACATTTACGAATAGACGAAATATCTCCAGATCGTACAGAATTACGATTACGTGCTATAGATTCAGAAGATATTAATTTTGTAAAACAAATAACAAATTATATTGAAACAGTAAATCAAACAAGTAATAGAGGATTTTTTCAAAGTTACTTGTTAAATTTTAGCAGGAACAAATGTGTTCAATTTATTAACAGTGTTGTTATCGGAGAATATTTATATGTTAAATTACAAGATGCTCTTCCAGATGATATTGAAAATAATTTTAGATGTTGGGTTGTCAAGGAATTAAAACCTCCATATGTTGACAATATTAATATAGATCCGATAATACAGCCAGAATCTGTCAATGTTTTAAGTGGTCCAAATTGGCAAGCAAATTATTCATATAATACTTCTACTGAGACTGGATTACAAAATTGGACAGATTTATTAGGATCTTCTACTTCAACATCACAACAAATTATTGATAGATTCTTTTCTAGTAGTTTAGATGCAATGCAGTTAAATATTGATTATTCAGATTTTAATAATTTTATATTTTATAGTTCAGCAACAGAACGTTTGAATAATTTTAAATATAAGTTAGGATTAATAGAACATTATACATCGCAAAGTTTGGTATTATCAGGAATATCAGGAAGCGATTCTGCAACAAATGCACAAGATTTTACAAACTTAAAAACTGCGTTAATCGGAGGATTTGATAACTTTGAACAGTATTTATATTATGAATCTTCTTCAAAATTAACAACGCATACTATTCCTGTTATTAATGCAAATGTATCAGAAGTTACTGGTAGTTACATACAACCAGTACCTAAAACTAATTCAACAATACCATATGCTTTATATTCAATAACATCAAGTCAATTTGAAACATGGTTTAGTAATGCATATGAATCTGCTTCGTTATATGATACATTAAATGATAATTCATTAATTCGTACTGTACCAGAACATATTCAATTACAATCTGATAGTATAAATTTAACAACGTTTATTAACATGTTAGGTCATCATTATGATATATTATATACTTATA